AAAAATTAGACAAGTATCTTATAGATTATGCTTGGCAACCATTTGAATATCATAGTGCAGATTTTCTTTGGGAACATATCAATTCATTAGCTAGTGGTATGAGAGAATATGTAGGAGGAAACAAATGAATAAAACAATAGGACAATTAATAAAGGAAGACCATTGGAGTACACGAAGATTGGCAGTATCTCTGAACATAACTAAAGAAGATTTGAAAGGAGTGAAATGGGAAAAGTCAAACAAGCCATACAAGAAGTCGAAGAAGAAGTCGTATCTTTGGTAAAGGAAGGACACGCATTAAGAGCAATACAACGTATTCTTGGCGACAATGCACATAGTCAAGAGAACCCCTATATGTCGGACACTTTATTGATTGAGACTTGTTTTAATAAGGCAGTATGGGAGAGAGATAATGGAGAGGAGTATTGGGGATGAGTAAAGAATATTTAGTTTTAGTAAGTGATGTTGTGGCTAAACAAATAAGACTAACAGCTAACTCTGAAGAGGATGCTTTAACAAAAGCAGGGAGTGGCGATTGGTTTGATAGCCAAGTAGAGAAAGAAGATGTAGTAGATAGACAAGCAGAGGAGGTACTAGATGAATAAGAATAAAGAATACATATACATAACAAGAACTATGAAGATAAATGTACCAGCTTTATTATGTCAAGATGCTATTGATAAAGTATTAACTATGAAAAAGAATGACTTGATACCAAAAGAATTGGGCTTTCTTTATACAAGATGCAGAGTAAGAGATAGAGGTAAAGATAAATATGGACTTTAAAAATTTAGCATATCCATTTGAAGATGTAGGTGATGCACCATTTAATGTAGTTAGAATTTTAAATGAATGCTACAATGATTATTCAAATGGAAACTTGGGTGATGGTGAACGCATGGCAAGTGGTGATATGGTTAGAGGTGAATTTTTAAGACGCATAGCACAGATTGGTTATGATGAACTAAAGTTTCAGGACATAGCTGATACATTAGAAGAAGATGTTGATGAAAATAATTCACGTCTTCATTCTAAATACTATGAGCCACCTGAACCAAACGAGGATGATGAATAGAAAAGAATATAATAAACTATACCATCAAAGACCTGATGTGATAGAAAAGAAAAAGAAATACTTTAAAGAGTATAATGCTAGACCTGCAGTTAAACAGGCGAGGCATGAGTGGTACATACAAAGATTAATTAAGGAGGTACAATGCCAAGATATAAAATAACACAACACCTAACAGGGTGGAAATTAATAGGAAACTTTATTGATGCTAAAGATGAAGATGAAGCATGGGATAAACATGAAAAAGATAGTTATGTTAATAAGGAATGGAAAGAAATAGAAGAAGAATATAAAGTGACTGATACAGAGTTAAGAAAAGAGGGAGATACACCGACAGAAGAAGTTAAGAAATGGAGAGAGAAGAATGAAAAAACTACATCCGAACTTTTACAAGAAGGTTTTAAGGATGAACAGAAAGTAATAAGTGGTAATGATTATGAAATTAATGCTGATGGTACGGAGGTTAAATGAAAAAGTATAGAGTATGGGGGTATGAAACGCAAGGGTACTACACAGAAGTTGAGGCAAACAATAAACAGGATGCCCATGATAAAGCTATGGATGTTGATAGAGAAGATTGGGATGAGGGTAATGATGGAGAGTGTAGTAGTTTTGATATTGAGTTAAAAGATATAGAAAGGATAGAAGATGAGAGTTAATTATGGAGATAAGAGATGGGCGAGTGCATTTTTAGATGGCGAAGGTTGTATTAAATATTATAGAAGATTAAAAGCTAATGGAAGAGGCAAGGTTTATAAGTCTACTATCATTAGAATTGAAGTGTGTGGTACAGATTATGCACCAGTAAGATTTTTATATAAACTTTTTGGAGGAGTGGTATATAAAAGAAAACGAAGACTGACTGAAAAAGGAAGATGGGCTAAACCTCAAGAGATGTGGACTGTCTATCATAGGAAAGCATACAAGGTATGTAAAGCTGTGCTACCTTATTTGTTAACAAAGCAGAGAATAAAATCAGCACAGAAAATAATTAAATATTATGATGAAGGTATGAATATTAATAGAGGTAGAAGAATAGGAGTATGAAGCAAATTAAAATAAAGAATGCTATTTATGGCAGAAATGTGTTCAACTCTAGGATAGAGTTAGCATATTATAGAAAGTATGAAACAATGAAAGTACATAAAAGTGAAATAGAACAACTACACCAAGCAATAGGGAGAGCCGAAGGGTTTATAATGTGCGACAACTTGGCAGAAGAGATAGATGCATGGCAACACCTAATAGATACAGGGTATGCTTGGACACTACAAGGTTGGTTCGGAAGACGAGCTACCTTTTTAATTGAAGAAGGTTTATGCAAACGAAGTGTTGTGCATTAGACTTTAATATGATATACAAATATAATAAGGAGAAATAAATATGTTTGGAACAAAAGCAGAAGAAGTTAAATTAAAAAAGTTTATGGTGATGTGTAAAAGTAAAAGAGGTAGTACCTATTACCATGAGAAATCTTTCTTTACACTAGCAGATGCAGATGCTTATGCTAATTTAATTAGAAGACAAGAAGATGAAAGTGGAAATGAATTCTACTTGTTTGAACAAAGCAAACACTATGGGAATGGTGAAGATAAAAAATGACAGACCCATACCTAGCACAGATTGAAAAAGAAAAAAAACTTTCTCAAGAAATTATTGCTTTAAGAGCAGAGGTAAAGAACTTACAAGCAGAGGTTAAGTATGAAAGAGAGTTAAGAATACATGGTGCTGACTATCATAAACCTAAAGACTATCATAGTAGATTAAGACAGATGATAGAGATAGTTAAAAAAGATACTAAACTAACTGACATCCATGATATAGTAGATGAAGCACAAAGGAGATTAGTACGTGAGTGATAAATATTATTGGATGTGGCGTGAAGAAAAAAAGAAACGTCAAGAAGTTGAAGGAGAGAATACAATTATAAAAGGGATAGGGAATAATTCTCCTGAAATGAAACTGATGCAGAAAGAAGTTGAAGCTTTGAAGACACAACTCTATGCTGATAATGAAAAAGCTCAAAGACGTATTAAGGAATTAGAAAATTCATTATCAATTGCTCTTGAAAATATTAGTGATAACCAATTGAAAACAAAATGAAAGAAAAATTATTATTAATATTATTTTATATAGTATTTTTTATATGTGTGTTTGTTATACTATCAATAATTAAATAAATCATATGCTAACAAAAAAACAATTAAAGTTATATAAATATTTACAGAATTACTTTAAAGAGAATGAAGTAATGCCTCTCTTTGAGGAGATGATGCAACATATGAATGTCAAATCAAAGAGTGTTATATTTAATATGCTCGGTTATATAGAATGGAAGGGATATATTAAAAGGTATCCTGCCCATGCTAGAGCCATTAAAATAATAAAGGAGGTAGCTTAATGAAAACAAATGAAGAAGGTCATGTATGGTTGGAAAAATCTCAAGCATATGTTTGCCCTAGTTATTTGAATAAGACTTATACAGATTTTTCAGATACAAATTCTGAATGGTTGTATAATCTTTATCAAAAACATTTTCCTAATGCAAAGGTTAATGGAATTAAATCTCAAATTAAAGATGAGATATTTAATTTAATAGGAAAAGATAATTACAAAAAGAAAAACTTAATCAAAGCATTAAGAAATAAATTTCCTGATATAAAATCAGGAGTAATATGTAGGATACTTAAGAAATATCTATCCCTAAGAGTACTTGAGATAGACCGAACCTACAAAACTAAGCCCTTTGTTATCAAAGGAAAGTACTGTATTAATTAAACACAACTTATGGTTGAAAGGAGTGCTAAAGTATTGATATTGTTGAGGAATTTTTATTTATTTCAGGTGTACCTATACCAGTTATTGAGGAGTATAATAGGAAGAGTTACCCATAAATATATGGGTATAATTTCTAATTATATTAAAAAACATTTTGTTGGATAGGACTATGGCGAATAAATTCTTTATGAAAAAATCTTGGGTGAATGTAGATATGTGTATCGAAGACTATTACAATTCAGGAACATTACTACACCAAGCTAGAGAAAATTTAAATTGGAGTCCTTATTCTAATATCGTTGGCAAAGAAGTAAAGGTTCACAGGAATACTGTTGAGGAAATTGATGAAGAAACATACAAAAATAAAATCAAGAAATCCAATGGCGAGAATCCTGAGACAAAGAGAGTTTCACTCAAGGATTGTAAAGAATAAAAAACCTAAACTAATTGCTAAATACTTGGACAACGAAATGAAGTATGATACAAAATAGAAATGCACCAGCCCTCTTCGGAGGAAAAGGTGAAGGCAGAACCATAACACCTCATATACTTGTATGGAGAAGTGTTATAGTCCGAGCCATTATGGATGCCCTTGATATAGATATTCATGCATGGGGTAAACATAGAACGAAGATAGTCCAAGATGCAAACGCTTGGTTTAATACAAATGATACGCAATTCTGCGAAGTTTGTGACCACTCTGACTTTGAACCATCCTTTATAGTCAAAACTTTTAATCAATTAAAAAAAGCTAATACAAAAAAACTTTTTGAACATAAGAATTTAAATAAGTTTCTCACAAGTTATCTGTGTAGTTTTCATTAATTTATGGGTGACTTAAATAAAACAGCAAAGTTTGATATTGATTTAAAGTATGGTCAGATAAGAGAGAAGAGAGTAGCCGACTTATTTAAGGGCGGTAAAGTAGAAGTTAAAACAGAACGTAGTTGGTGGAGAAAGACAGGGAATATTGCTGTTGAGTATGAGTATAGAGGTAAACCAAGTGGTATAGATAAGACAGAAGCTAAATGGTGGTTTCAAATACTAGAACTTAATGGTAAAGAACATTGTATGTTAGTCTTTAGAGTATCAAGATTAAAAAAAATAGTAAACAAATACAAGAAGACACATACTAAACAGATAGGAGATTACAGAGCATCTAAATGTGTAGTCATACCTATTAAAGAATTATTTACAGAGAAGTGTTATGAACTATAAAGGAGAGACAATGAATAGAATATATACAGGTGCAGGAGTGGTGAGTATTTCAGTAGTCATTAGTGTGTTAGTTTATATTATAATTGTTGGAATATAATTATGGGTATGATGGATGGTGGTACAAATTTTGGAGATATTTGTAGAACTTGTGATAGAAAAGAAAATGGTGGTACTATGCGAAGGTATATCCACGATAGAAATTGTAAGATATGTCAAGATTGTTTTGAAAAATTAGAGACAGATAAACAACACGAACACGTATGGGTAGGTCAATTACATAGGAATAGATTATTATGATTAAAAAATGTTTAGGATTAATAGTTGGTTTATTATTACTAACTGGATGTAGTCAGTTTGCTTTACTATCTAGTGGAGCAGGGATTGCTATGACTAATAATGCTTATGTTAAAGTATATAATGGTATTGATTTAGCAACAACTATTACAACTAAAAAAGATATTAAAACTCATGCTTATCATTATGTGAAAGCAACAATAGAGAAAACTAAAGAAGTCAATACATATGTAATTAAAACAGTTGGCTATCCAGTAACTAAGATAGTTGGGTATCCAATACTTTTAATTCCACAGAATGTAAATTTACCAAAAAAAAATATTGACTGGTATAACAGATGGTACTTGGATGAAAGTATGTACAGATTTTCTAATTAATTAGTAGGAGTTATCATGGGCGATATTAATAGATGTTTAAGTTGTAACTGTAGGTGTCATTGTTCTTCAATAGAGCATTCAGATATGCTAGGGGTGTGTCCTTGTACTGCTTGTATGTGTAAGAAGGATGTAGTTGTAGATAGTAATAATGAATGCGAGAGTTGTCAATAATATATGAGTGATAAAGAATTAGTTACAGAATTAAAACATCAGATTGCAGATTTAACTCAAGAAAAAAAAGATGTAATTAAATTATGTGATGAAAAAGATTCTAAGATTAAACAAATCTTAATAAAATTAGAAGATGCTAATGGAGACATACACTCTATGGGTAAAAAAATTCATGCACTAGAGGAAAAAGCTAGTAAAAAAGCCACTTTTAAGAGGATAATTAACGAAAAAATAGATGAGGTATTAGAAAAAAAAGATGAGCTAAGTGTTGACACAGAGGATTAAAACTGATAGAAGATGATATGCAATATAAAAATATAAATAGAAAAGGAAAAAACATATGGCAATAATTGAAGGCACAGCATACTGGGCTTCTCTGATAAGACCAAACGAAAAGTTTGAACCTATGTGGAGAATTGATTTAGCAGTTGATGATGCAACTGCAAGTACTTTTAAAACTAATGGCTTTGCAGTCGGAGAAACAAAATCTGATGACAAAGTAGTAAGTAATATACTTAGATTTAAAAGAAAAGTTTCTAAAGCAAATGGAGATAAGAACCAACAACCACAATTAGTGGATGCTGAAAAGAAACCTATTGATAAAATAGTCGGTAATGGCAGTAAAGTAAAAGTAATGTATAAATCTTATGACTGGAATTTTAAAGGTAAGAAGGGCAAAGGTTTAGATTTACAAGCTGTACAGGTACTGGATTTAGTGGAATTTACTCCCAATGAAGATTTTAATATAGAAAAAAAATCTTCTAATGGTGTTGACATCAAAGAAGATTTTTGATACAACATTAACAGTCATAATGCATGACTCATTTTCTACTCCTACAGGAGGGTCAGCTTGGCAACAGGTTGGCTCTCCTTTTTTTTAGGGATAAATAATTTATGAGGGCGACAATGGAAACAAAGAAACAAGGATTTATAAAATATCATTTACCATGTCCATTATGTGAGAGTACTGATGCAGTCTCTCTTAATGGTGATGGGTCTGCGTATTGTTTTTCATGTCAACAATATATAAAGGAATACGATATGGAAACAACACAAACAAATGGTAATGGCACACACGAATACGAAGTAAAAGATTTTGTAAAGTCTTCTGACTTTGCAGAAATTGTAGATAGAAACTTAACTGAACCTACTTGTAGAAAGTATGGGGTGAGTGTTAAGATGGATAGTATGGGTAATATAACTAATCATTATTATCCTTATCATGATAAGCAAGGTGCAAAGATTGCAACCAAGACAAGATTTACCAAGCTAAAAGAATTTACTATACAAGGCAATACAAAAAACTCAGGATTATTTGGAGAACATTTATTCTCTAAAAATAAATTTGTTATAATTACTGAGGGTGAGATAGATTGTTTATCAGCTTTTCAAATGTTTAAGACTGATAGATATGAAACACCAGTTGTTAGTATTAAGAATGGTATAACTTCTGCAGTTAAAGATATTAAAGGAAGTTTAGAATGGCTAGAACAATTTGAAAATGTTATAGTTAATTTTGACAATGACGAGCATGGTCGTGAAGGTGCATTAAAGGTAGCTGAATTATTTAGCCCTGGAAAATGTAAGATAATGTATCTTCCTAATGATTTAAAAGATGCATCTGATTGTTTAACTAAAAATAAATTACAGATTTATCAAAAAGCATTTTGGAATGCAAAGGTCTATGCTCCTGATGGAATTATAAATGCTAATGTTTTGTTTGATGAGATAAGTAAACCAACATTACAAAGCTTTGTTCAATATCCTTTTGAAGGATTAAATAAAATTACTTATGGATTAAGACCATCTGAATTAGTGACGTTTACTTCAGGTAGTGGGTTAGGTAAGACTCAAGTGATGAGAGAATTAATTCATCATTTAATAAAACAAACTAAAGATAATATAGGTTTGTTAATGTTAGAAGAGACCCCTGTTATAACATCTAAAGGTATCATGAGTATCGAAGCTAATCAAAGATTACATTTACCTGATGTTCATGTTCCTAAAGAAGAATTAAGAACTTACTTTGATGCTACTGTAGGTACTGGTAGAATATTTATGTTTGACCATTTTGGTTCTAACACTATTGATAATATAATTTCTAGAGTTAGATATTTAGCAAAAGGTTTAGACTGTAAGTATATTATTATAGACCACGTTAGTATTATAGTATCAGACCAAAGTCATGGAGATGAACGTAGAGCATTAGATGAAATCATGACTAGACTTAGAACTCTTGTACAAGAAACAGGTATAGCTATGATAGTAGTCTCACATTTAAGGAGACCTGATGGTAAGGGACATGAAGAGGGTGCGGCTACATCTCTGTCTCAACTAAGAGGTTCGGCTTCTATAGGGCAGCTAAGTGACATGGTTATAGGGCTTGAGAGAGACGCACAGAATGATGACCCTGAAATCCGTAGTACCACAAGGGTAAGAGTATTAAAGAACAGATTTGCTGGTTTAACTGGACCATGTTGTGACTTAAGATATGACATGGATACTGGAAGATTATCTGAGGTAAAGGTAGATGACTTTTGATAAAGTAATATTTGATATTGAAACAACAATGACTACAGATAAAATTTGGTGTATTGTTTGTAAACATAAGGATACTTATTATCAATTTAAAGAAGATAGAATACACAGGTTTGAAGAATTTTTAAAACAAACTAAAGAAGTTATTGGACATAACATTATTGGATTTGATATACCAGTTTTAAATAAAGCTTTTGGTTATAACATATTTAAAAATTGTAAGATAACTGATACATTAATTTTATCTAGATTATTTAACCCTATGTTAGAGGGTGGGCATTCATTAAAAATTGGGGTGAAAAACTTTATAAAAAGAAAATGGAGTTTGATAACTTTGATTATTTTAGTGAAGAGATGTTAAAGTATTGTAGAAATGATGTTGATTTAACTGAGAAGTTATATAAATTTCTTTCTAAAAAGATGACAGACTTTGGAGAGTCAATTGAATTAGAACATAAGGTTGCTAAGATTATACAACGACAACATGAAAAAGGATTTATGATAGATGTTGTAGGTGCACATATACTACAAGCTAAGTTCAAGGAGGATATGACTAGCTTACAATTAATAGTAAGAAAAACTTTTCCTCCTTTAAAAATAGAAACAGAATTTATTCCTAAGTCTAATAATAAAACGAGAGGATATGTAAAGGGGGTTCCTTTTACAAAGGTTAAATATAAAGAATTTAATTTAGGTTCACGTCAACAAATAGCTGAACGATTAGTATTACTGGGATGGAAACCTAAAAAGAAAACAGATAAAGGACATATAATAGTTGATGAAAAAGTTTTATCAGAGATTAAAACTATTCCTGAAGCTGAACTTATAAAAAAATTTCTCATGCTTCAAAAAAGAATTGCTCAAGTCAGTTCTTGGATTGAAGCTATCAGAGAAGATGGTAGAGTACATGGCAAAGTAATTACCAATGGTACAGTTACAGGAAGAATGAGCCATCAATCGCCCAATATGGCACAAGTTCCTGCTGTGTATTCACCCTATGGAAAAGAATGCAGAGAGTTATGGATTACAAACAAAGGTTATAAATTAGTAGGTGTTGATGCTTCAGGACTTGAGTTGAGGATGTTAGCACACTACATGAACGATAAGGAATATACACATGAAATCATTAATGGAGATATACACACAACAAATCAGATTAGGACTGGCTTGGAGTCAAGAGATGAGGCGAAGACATTTATATACGCACTCATTTATGGAGCAGGTTCAAAAAAAATCGGAAGTATCATCAAAGGGTCTGAAGGAGATGGAGAAAGAGTTAAAGAAAAATTTCTTAGAGCTACACCAAGTTTTAAACGACTACGAGAAAGAGTGGATGGAGTGGCTAAAAAAAGATGGCTCAGAGGTCTCGACCAAAGAAAAATCCTCATAAGACACCCTCATGCTGCATTAAACACCCTATTACAGGGTGCTGGTGCGTGTGTTATGAAGAAAGCGTAGACAC